CGTTGGCAGAATTGGGGAGGGGGGTATTTCAGTGATGATGGTATTAGAATTTAAGGAGAAGGAACGATGAAAGGACGAAAAGCGATACCAGGAAACCTTCATGTCCTGCGGGGGACAAACCGCGAGGACCGGCACGGCGGTGGCGTCTCGGTTACCATCGTCAATCCTGATCCGCCGGACGGTCTGCCGGTAGTGGCTGCTGCCGAATGGAAAAGGATAGCGCCCATTCTGAGCAAGTATAAGCTTCTCTCAGATCTCGACCTTACTGCCCTGGAAGCCTACTGCCGGGTATATGCCAGATGGCTCGACGCCGAGAAAAAGTTGGATGAAAAAGACTCCCTCGTCTTCCGCACCCAGACTGGCTACGAGACACAGTCAGCCTATCTGAATATCATCAACATGTGCCTGAAGCAGATGCAGTCTTTCATGGCCGAATTTGGCATGACGCCGGCTACCCGTGAACGGCTGAAGGCTATCGCCAGCCAGCCGAAGCAGCTCGGCATGTTTGACGATTTCCTCGCACGTAAGGGAAACACACCCACTGCCGGCAATCAGGGTAACGTGGCAAATGGCTGATTGCCCGGCGATGGCATACGCCGAGGCTGTTATCTCCGGCGAGATCCTTGCCTGCAAATGGGTGCGCCTGGCAGTCGAGCGTCACATGCGCGATCTGGAGACAGGACATGAGCGCGGCCTTTATTTCGATGAAAACGCCGCATGGCATATTATCGATTTTTTTCAGTTCACCAGCCATCTAAAGGGTGAATGGGCTGGTCATCCAATTGAACTTGAGCCGTGGCAGCAATTCTTTTTGTGGGTGGCGTTCGGCTGGATGAGGGCCGACGGTACCCGGCGTTATCGGATAGTCTATCTTGAGATCGCCAGAAAAAACGGCAAAACGACGAAGGCAGCTGGAGTCGGTCTCTACCTCGCCTTTGCTGACGGCGAAATGGGCGCGGAGGTCTACGCCTGCGCCACTAAAAAGGATCAAGCAAAGATCTGCCACGGTGCAGCCGCCAATATGGTGAAACTCTCACCTGATCTTGGTAGTCGGCTGGAGGTGTTGAATAACAATATCAGTGACCCGCAAACTCTCTCTAAATTCGAGCCACTTGGCCGCGACTCAGACTCGACCGACGGCTTAAATCCTTCAGGCGCTGTTATGGACGAGCTGCACGCCTGGAAAAATCGCGATCTGTGGGATGTCATCGAAACCGGCACCGGGTCAAGAGTCCAGCCGATGATCATCGCCATCACCACTGCCGGATATAACAGGCATTCTATCTGCTGGGAAAAGCACGAGTACCTTTGCAAGATTCTGAGCAAAGTGATCGATGACGACAGTTTTTTCGGCATGATCTACACCTTGGATGATGAGGACGATTTCGAGGACGAGCGTAACTGGATTAAGGCGAATCCGAATCTCGGCGTCTCGGTTAAACCTGACGATCTCCGCGAGGCTGTCAAGAGAGCCAAGGAGAGCCCGGCCGCGATGAACTCTGTACTCCGCCTGCGCTTGAACAAGTGGACCCAGGCCGAGACCAGGTGGCTCAATATCGACAAGTGGCGAAAGTGCGGCGCGAAAATCGAACCATCGAGCCTGCGCGGTCGGCGCTGTTATGGAGGTCTTGACCTTTCGAGCAGCATCGACATTTCTGCCTTCATCTTGGTCTTCCCTCCGATAGAAGATGGCGAGCCGTACAAGGTACTGTGCCGTTTCTTCATACCGGAAGACAATATGCGGATCAGGACGAAACGTGACCGCGTGCCATATGAAGTCTGGTGCAACGCCGGGTTCATCACTGCCACCCCTGGCAACGTTATCGATTACGCCTGGATCATTGATCAGATAAAAAAGGACGCCAAAGAATTTGACTTGGAGGAGATCGCTTTCGACCGATGGGGAGCGACACTTATTTATCAGCAGCTTGACGATCTTGGCCTCCAGGTAGTGGAATTTGGGCAGGGGTTTGCGTCGATGAGCCCGCCTTCGAAGGAGCTGGAAAAGTTGGTTTTGGCCGAATCGATATGTCACGGCGGCAATCCTGTTCTGACCTGGATGGCCGATAACGTGGTAGTGACCCAGGATCCTGCCGGAAATATAAAACCGGCGAAAGATCGGTCCATGGAAAAAATTGACGGCATCGTTGCCACGATCATGGGGCTTGACCGCGCGCTGCACGGTGAGACAAACAGCAGGATTTCACGATACGAAAGAGAGGGGATCAGATCGCTATGAGTAAGGAAAAATGGCTGGAAGTTTCAACGGTATCGCGGCGGCTAAATGTTTCGGCACAGACCGTCTACAGGTTGATAAAAAACAGGAGCCTGCGCAGTACTCGCCTGGGTGTTTCGAGCTGTCTGCGGGTTAGCGAGAAATCTGTTGTAGAGTTTGAGACACACCGTGCCGAATCAGTGGATGGAGCGTGAATTATGACTAAATGTATCGAGCGTAAGGCATTAAAGCGACCTACGGAAATATTGGCAGAGTGTCCAATAGGCGGAACATGTACGGGCAAAATCGAAAAGTCAAAAGAATGGCGAACATGTGGCCACTACGACGGGATGATCCGTGACCGCCGTGGGCTAAGGGTTGTGTGTACGTTTTTGGGGCGGTGATGAATGAAATCCGGGACAAATCGGGCGAGGTTTTGAAAATGCAACGGAACTTTGATGAGGAAAGGGTCGGGACTGGCACCAAGGAATGGGCCGAGGTGACGGAAAATATCCAAATCGGCTGTGCAAACGGTTGCCTGTACTGCTACGCAGCCGACAAGGCAGCCAAAATGTACGGAGGCTGGTGTAAGCGGGATGAATGGACCAGCGAGCGGCTAACAAAGCGGGCCGAGATAAAGTCCTATCCTGCCCGAGATGGTGTGATCATGTTTCCATCAACGCACGACATCACGCCATTTAACCTTGATACCTACATCCGAGTGGCGAAGCTGATGCTTGAAAAGGGCAATAAGGTCCTGATCGTCAGCAAACCGCGCATGGGGTGCGTGAAAAAGATGATCAGGGAGTTCGAGCTGTACCGGAAACTAGTTCTTTTCCGTTTTACCATGGGCACCGTTCAGGAAAATGTCTCGCTATTATGGGAACCAGGAGCCCCTCTACCGCGTGAGCGCCGCGAATGTCTTGCACTGGCTTTTGGTAACGGTTTTCGCACATCAGTCTCTATCGAGCCGATGCTCGAAGGTTATCAGATGACGGAAATACTTGTTGAGTGGGTGCGGCCATTCGTCACCGACACTATCTGGATTGGCAAGATGAATAAGCCGGAGCTGCGAGTCCAGAAGGACTATCATTATCTTCTGGAAAAAATCAGAAATATGCAATCTGACGAGCAGATAATGGAGCTCTACACCTGGTTCAAAGATGATGGGATGATTCGCTGGAAGGATAGCATTGAACTGGTTGTTGCTAAGCATCAAGGAGAGTGAGATGGGCGAAATAGGACAAAAAGGCGGACCTGGGGAAGAGTGCGCGAGAACCGTTTGCACTAGGGGGCCAGCCATAGGCTACAACCGATCAACTGGCAAATGGTACTGCAGGCACTGCTCCGACATCCTCAATCACGAAAACATGAAGGATGACATGGAAATTTTCGGCGGGCCTCTCGTTATCATCTTGGATGATAACGTCGGGCGCAGTGAATAAATTTGAAATAAAAGCGCGGGACAAAACTGTGAGGTGAAATATGGGATGTGGATGCGGCCCTTGGAAAATATGTACAGGTGAAGTCTATGATGAAAAATATGAGTATTGCGTCAACTGCGGGGAAAGAAGGTTGAGAGATATTCCGGGCGAAGATGATGAGCCGACAGAAGAAGCTCCAACATACACAGAGCTTGCGGCAGAAAACGAGCAGTTGCACGAACAACTGGCGCAGAAGGTGGTTGACCAGACGTTTATTACTGATCTTGCCGCAAAAAACGGCAGTCTCCATATGACTCTCGAAGGCGGCATGATGCAAATTATGGCTGATCATTTTGCCGTGATGATCATGGAGAGTGGCGCTGAGAACTACCTTGAGATGTCTTTTGGTAGTGAGAGGTTTCTGCCTGAGGAGATGCTTGTTTGCACTCTTCAGCGGTGTAAAGGCAAAACGCCGCACCAGCTCAGAACAGAGGAAGAGGCTAAGATTGCTCAAGTACGCGCTGCGTTGGAGAGGTGCAAGGCGGCCACCAAAATTGCCACATCGGAAGAATATATCAGGGCGAACAGAAGATTCCGCATTGATGTTGAAACGATCCTTGACCGATAATGTCAAGCAGGCTGACCGATATCGTCTAGCGATATTAAGCACTTCCAATTAAAAAGCGGAACCGCTCTAGCAATAATCGTGCCAAAAAATACTATGAAATTGGCAAAAACAACGCAATATCGACAAGATATTTCGCGTGTGCTCCAATCGTTCCAAATGCTCCAATCATTCCAAATGCTCCAATCGTTCCAAATGCTCCAATTTTAACACGACCCATTGTCATAACATTTTGACATCGCCTATCCTGTCGCCGTGAGAGGGGCATCACGCCCCTCGTTGACGATGGGATGACATGGGCATCTTTTCCAGATTTCGAGGTGGCGGACATGTAAGCGAAACGGAAAAGGCCGTCGAGATTAACGACGGCCTTGGTCCGGCGGTGGATGTCTTTGACAAGAAGGGCTCTACCGAGATTCTGACCAGCAAGGATCTGGCAATCCTGATGCAGGGCCAGTCCAGCACCGCCGGCGTTTCGGTCGGTCCGGACAACGCCATGCGCTATGTCACGGTCTGGGCCTGCATCCGTTTGTTGGCCGAATCAATCGCCCAGATGCCGATCCATCTCTATCGCAAGTTGCCGGATGGCAGCAAGCAGCGAATCGGTGATATCCCCCTTGCCGATATCCTTTGCGCAGCTCCCAACAGTTGGCAGACCGCTTTTGAGTATATCGAATTCGTCGTCACCGCCCTTTGCCTGCGCGGCAACCATTACGCTTTTATCAATCGGCTCGGTTCTGGACAGCTCGCGGAACTTATTCCTTTGTTGCCGCAGGGTACCTCGCTCATCCGCAAAGGTTACGAGATAAGCTATCGGGTCACTTTCGAGGATGGCTCAATTGAAATCCTGCCCCAGGAGAAAATTCATCATGTCAGGGGTCTCTCGCTCGATGGTTTTACCGGCGTCTCCCCGATCACTTTTCAGCGAAACGCCATTGGTCTCGGCATGGCCGCAGAAAATCACGGAGCACATCTTTTCCGTAATGGCGCGATGCCTGCCGGAACCCTCTCCCATCCGGCCCAGCTCACCGATGAGGCTTATAAGCGGATCAAGAAGTCCTGGCAGGAGACCCACGGCGGCGAGAAACAGGGTGGCGTCGCGGTCCTTGAAGAGGGTCTGAAGTTCGACAAGATCACCATGAGCAACGAAGATGCGCAGTATCTCGAAGTCCGCCAGTTTCAGCGCACCGAGATCTGTTCCATCTACCGCGTCCCGCCGCATATGATCGGCGATCTGACCAAATCTTCGTTTTCGAACATCACCCAGCAATCCCTGGAGATGGTCAAGTACACCTTTCTCCCCTGGGTGCGGCGGCTCGAATCGGCGATAAGCCGCGATCTGCTCACTCCGCAGGACCGCAAGCGCGGCCTCTATGTCGAATTCCTTGTCTCCGGCCTGGAGCGGGCAGACATCGAGCAGCGCTATCGCTCGTATAATATCGGCATCATGAGCGGGATCCTTTCCCCGAACGAATGCCGGACCATGGAAAACCGCAATCCCCGACCTGGCGGCGACATCTATCTCGCTCCGCTCAACATGGTCGACTCCACCGAAGGCATGCCGAAGGCAGGCGGGGAGAACGACCCTGATAACGAGGAAGGTCAGGGGGGCGACCCCCCGCAGCTCAAAACCAAATCCATCACCGGTGCTGTTCCCGCCCTCCTGGGCAAGGCTCCTGTTACAAAAGGCGTCCTTGCTCGGGAACAGCTTCGCGAGACGTTCGCACCACGCTTCCTCGCTCTGGCAAAGGCGCTGGTCCTCCACGAGACCGGCGAGCTGCGCAAAGCCCTTGCGGAAGAGCTGGCAGGATCAAGCCAGCTAGGACGATCATTTGCCGTTCGGATGGAGACCATCTATCGGCAGCTGCCAGACTACATCCGAAATCAGTTCCTGGGACTCATGCGGGAATATGCTGTCGCGGTGCGGAAGGCTGCGCTGGTTGAAATCGACAGCGACCATGAAATCGAGCCTGATCTGCTCGCCAAATTTGTCGAGGAAATTCTTGTCTCCTTCACTTCCCGCCATATCGGCTCCAGCGAGGGCCAGCTTGCCGCGATCATAAACGAGGCCGTGCTGGAGGATCTGCCGGAGGAAATCGAAAAGCGCCTCGCCGAATGGGATGCAACCAGGCCGGAGAAGATTGCCGGGCGTGAGCCGGTCCAGCAGGAAAGCGCTGTTTCGCGGTTCGTCTGGATGTCCGCCGGAATCGCCAAACTGCAATGGCAACGGCGCGGTGCAAAGTCCTGTCCGTTCTGTCAGGCGCTGAACGGCAAGATTGTCGGCATCGGCGAGCCGTTTCTCGGCGAGGGAGATTTTACCCCGGAAGGTCATGAGGCATCGGCGCTCAAGGTGCGCGGGCCGAAGCTGCACGCCCCGATTCACAAGGGCTGTATCTGCATCATAAAACCAGTCAGAGGATAGTGAAAAAATGGAACGCAAACAGATCTCCCGACCGTTTGAACTGAAGGCCATCGACGAAAACGGCGTCTTTGAGGGGTACGGCTCGGTGTGGGGTGTCGAAGATTGGTATCGGGATGTGGTTGTCAAGAATGCCTTCGCCAAATCACTCGCGGCGCACAAGCTGAAAGGCTCATTTCCTTCTATGTGCTGGCAACACGATCCGATGAAGGTGGTCGGCGTCTACGAGGAAATGAAGGAAGACGATTACGGCCTCTATCTGCGCGGCCGCCTTTTAAAAGATGATGTGGCTCTCGCCCGCGAGGCCTACGCCTTGATGAAGGCGAAAGCGGTCACCGGTCTTTCGGTCGGAATCCGGGTTTCGGTCGATGAATACGACCGCAACACCGATGTCCGAACGATCAAGGAAGCGGAACTGTGGGAAGTATCGCTCGTCACCTGGCCGGCCAATGACCTGGCCAGGGTGGAGAGCGTCAAAAGCATCAAGGATGTAACCGGACTGGAGCGCTACCTGCGGGATGCAGGCGGTCTCAGCCGGAAGGAGGCGAAGGAAGTCCTCCACAACGTCAAGTCAAGCATGCGCCAGGCCTGCGAGACCAGCGAGTTAGCTCAACTTATCGAAAAGAATATTTCAACACTGCGAGGTCAATAATGGAACTTGAACTGAAAGAACTGCTCGAAAAACAAAACAAAGCCTTTGCCGATTTTAGAGAAGCCAATGACGCCCGCCTGAAAGCCCTGGAGTCAAAAGGCAGCGTCGATCCTCTTCTTGAGGAAAAGGTCGACAAGGCAAACAAGGAGATCACCGATATCTCCAAAAAAATGATCGAGCTTGAAAAGAAAATGAACCGCCCCGGCGGTGGTATGGGCCAAGGGCAGGCCAGGCCTGAAGTAGAGGAGCATAAGCAGGCTTTCGGCAAGTTCCTCCGCAAAGGCCGCGAGGACGGGCTCCGCGATCTGGAGCGTAAGGCGCTCAATATCACCACAGACGAGGATGGCGGCTACGCTGTTACGACCGAGCTTGATACCGAGATCCTGCAGCTGATGAGCAACGAGTCTCCAATGCGCCGGGTCTGTACCGTCCGCAGCATCGGCAATGCCGAATATAAAAAGCTGGTCAATCTCGGTGGGTCGACTTCCGGTTGGGTCGATGAAGACGACGCCAGGGGCGAGACCGACTCGCCCAAACTTGCGGCCATCACCCCATACATGGGCGAAATTTACAGCAACCCTGCAGCCACCCAGCAAATGCTCGACGATGCCTTCTTTAATGCCGAAGCATGGCTTGCCGAAGAAGTGTCCATGGAGTTCGCCGAGGAAGAGAATCTTGGCTTTCTCTCTGGCAATGGCGTCAAGAAGCCCAAGGGCATCCTTGCTTACACTGCTGTTACCACCTCAGATGCTACCAGGGCTTTCGGACAGCTGCAGTATAAGGAAACGGCTAGCGCCACGGCGATCACCGGTGATGAGTTAATCGATCTGATCTACCTGCTGCGAAGCAAGTATCGCAATGGGGCCGCATTCATGACCAACAGCCTGACCCTGGCAGCCGTTCGCAAGCTGAAGGATTCCACTACCGGCCAGTATCTGTGGGCTCCTGGTCTTCAGGTTGGCCAACCGTCGCAACTGCTGGGTTATGGTGTCGAGGAAAACGAAGACATGGCCGATATCGCCAGCACTGCGGTTGCCCTTATGTTCGGCAACTTCAAGCGCGGCTACATGATCGTTGACCGGATGGGGACTCGCACCTTGCGTGACCCGTACACCAATAAGCCCTATGTCCATTTCTATTCGACTAAGCGAGTCGGCGGCATGCTGATGGACAGCCGGGCGATCAAGCTGCTCAAACAAAAGGCGTAATAACACGCTCTTTATTTTCGGCTATCTCCCGGCAGGGAAAAACTGCCGGGAGATTTACAGGAGGAAGTAACGGATGAAAAAGGACATCTCAAAAAACACCGGCATCTTCGTGGCCATCGCTCCGGCGGTGCTCGATGCCGACAATACCCCGGCGGCGATCGATATCGGCAATTTCGGCGGGGCGATTATCGCCCTCATGATCGGTGTCGGTGGCATCACCTTCACCACCACCAATAAGGTTGAGTTTAAGCTGACCCATTCGGATGACAACTCGACCTATGTGGCGGTGACAGCGAACGATGTGAAGGGTGTGACTCCCGAGACCGGCGGCATCATCAAGAGCCTCGTTGCGGCGCATGCCGCAGCCAGTCTCACTAAGATAGGGTATCACGGTGGCAAACGGTATCTGAAACTGCTTGCCGATTTCGGCGGGACCCATTCGGCAGGTACGCCGATGTCGGCCCTGGTCGTCGCCGGCGAACCGTACATCGCGCCGGTAGCGTAAAAAAGCTGAGGCAAGAGGCGAACCACCATGAATACGGAACTGGTCGAAGCACCCGAAGCCCTGCCGGTAACCGCTGCCGAGCTGCGGCGCAACTCCTGGGAGATCTACGAGGCGGACGCCACCGACGACACCTTCCTCGAAGAGCTGCTCGTCAGGGCGACCGCTCACGTTGAGACGATCACCAGCAGGAAGCTCGTATCCCAGACCTGGCGCGGTTACCTCGACGCCTGGCCGGCTGGCGGCGCTCCCATCGAGCTGCCTTTTGGCCGGGTGACTGAAGTTACCCGCTTCAACTGGCTGGGTGAGGATGCCATCGACCACGTCATGAGCGAGTCGACCGATTATGTCGCCTCGCTCGTCGGCTATTTCCCGAAGGTTGTACCGGTGAGGTCATGGCCGGCCGGTTCGCTGTTCGTTGTCGATCCGATCCGGATTGAATTTGTCGCCGGTTTCGGCAATGCCGCTGCCGTTCCGCCGGATCTGAAGCAGGCTATCCTGCTGCTGGCCGCTCACTGGTACAAAAACCGGGAAATCGTCCGGGTCGGCAACGTGGTAAGTGCCTTGCCGCAGGCCTTCGACGCCTTGGTAGGGCCTTTCCGAATTCGGGGGGTGTGAAGCGATGATCAGCGTGGATGTAAATGATCATATCTCTCCATCGCTGCAGCGAATGGCAAAGAACATCAGCGATTTTCGGCCGGTGATGGCGAGGGTGGAAAAGGAGATTTTCAAGCCTCTTCGTCTCGCCCATTGGGGAAGGTCCGGTCTGCGCTCCAGGTCTGGCGAGCTGTTCGCCTCAGTCGAAACCTGGCACGGCAAGCGCTCAGCAGGCGTGTCCTTGAAAACCAAGGCAGGACATGACCTGGTGATCCCGAAGGCAATGACCCAATCCAGAGGCGCGAAAAAAAACGCTTTCAGTAAAAGGCGGAAAAAGCAGTGGAAGATTAAAAGCCACATTCGGCGGGGCGTCAAAATCTCTGCTCATGTGAAATCAAAAGGGCCTCTGCCATGGGGCGACATCCCGGCCAGGCCGTTTATGCCGGAAGATCAGGATCTTAAACAACATCAATCGGCCATCGGCAAGATGGTCGGGGAGTATATTCAGGATGTTTTCTCTCGTTGATCAAGCTGACGCGATCCTCGCCAAACTTGCTGAGGTTCAGGGATTGAGCCAAATCGATATAGGTGAGGTGGTCGATAGCCTGGAGAGCAAGCCGAGGGCCTTGCCGTCGGTAAGCCTGTTGCCTCCCGTCGGGAAGCCAAAAAAGCCGGAAAATGCAATAACCGATGCGGACAGCTCCTGGATGGTAGTCATCGTGGCGAAGAGTGTGCTCGGCCCGCTCGGCCATCTGGCGATGATGGACAAGGTGATGGATACCCTTGCCGGATTTAAGCCGGAGGTGCAAGGTGCCATGCCGCTCATACTGGCCGGATGGGGGTTACTTGAAGAAAGAATTGGCGAGGCTGGCTTATTCGCATCGCATGTGACTTTTACAACAACACAACGGGCAACCATCAGATGGAATGTCCGCAACAATCAATGAGGTGAAATATGGATACCCCGTTTTCCTTTGTCGGTATTGCCGACGCTTATATTGACATTTTGAGCGATACCGGCGAACGCACCGGCCTTGAACTGAAAGGCAACTGCAGCGAATTTATCCCGAAGACCGATTCGGAACGGAAGGAGCTGGTCGCCAACGGCCGCAGCAACTTCGGCCAGGTGCTCTCCTCGATCACCATTCCCAAACCGATGACCGCCACCATCAAGTTCAACCAGATGGATCAGGCGTTGTTCGCCGCCGCCTTCTTCGGCACCAATTCCGCACTGACCCAGGCCGAAGCATCGGTTAGCAACCAGGCTGTAACAAGCATCGCCGACAAGTGGGTAGAACTTGGCAAGTATATGATCAGCACGGTTGTGGTGAAAAACGAGGCCGGGGCAGTGACCTATGAAGAGGGAACGGACTATGAGGTCAATCCCCGTCTTGGCATGGTCAAGGCGCTTTCCACCGGCACGATTGCCGCCGGCGCGGCCCTCAAGGTCTCCTATGCCCATGCCGCAGTCAGCGGGACGAAGATGGAGGCCATGACCAAAAGCAACGTGCGTATCCGCGTCAAACTCGACGGCCAGAACCATGCCGACGGCCGCAATTTTATTTCAGAGATTTACCAGATGCGTCTCAACCCGAGTAACACCTTCAGCTTTATCGGCACCGAATTCGCCGAGGCAACATTCGAGGGCGTGCCGGAAAAAGCTGCAGCCAACGGCAAAACGATGGAGCACATCTGGCTAAGTTAACAAGACAATTTCTACTTTCAAGGGAAGTCTGAGAACATGCGAAAATCGAAAATCATCAACATCGACGGCATCGGTGAAGTGACGGTCAAGGAGGTCAGTCCCCTGGCTGTTATCCGGGCAATGTCGGCGGAAAACAAACTTGAGGAACTGCTTGCCTTCGCCGTCGACTGCACCAGCTTGCCGAAAGAGAAACTGGTCGCCCTCTATCCGTCCGAAATCGAGCAGCTCGTCGAAGCCTTTCTGGAGGTGAACAACTCTTTTTTGGCAATAATGGGCAAGCTCAAACTCGAAGCCACCATCAAGGCCAGTATGATTGCCATCCTGGGAGAGCTGTCGAAAATCTTGCCCGAAATGTTTGCCGGCTCGTACAGGAAGGTCATGGCGAAGCTGCCTGGCATTATGGCTGGAGCTTCTTTCTGATTGCCATTGAGACTTTGAACGGTAAGCGCATATGAACGCGAACAATCGCCTGGAAATGTTTCTTG